TGCACCCCTGGACTGCACCCCTGGACTGCACCCCATGGAAAAATTACAATTCTCCAACTCTTGCCCTTGACATGGACATAGACTACTAGTAGGCTTCCGCCTATGCGGTCCGTCCGCCCCGCCCACGTTGGGAGGGGTGGCCAACCCCGGAACGCACCATACATATAGGAGCCTGCCAATGTCACCCGCCACCCTGTCGCCCGTTCGCATTGAGTCCACCCCCGCCCCTGCTGTCCATGAGCAGGAGTCCGCGATGCTGCACCCGGCAGCAGATACCACGTTCAGGATGGCGGACGGACTCCGAACCTATCTCGACCGGATCGCCGAGTCCGCGAACGGGGGCAACATTGAACACTTGCGGATTGTCGGCCCGGCCGGATGCGGAAAGACGGAATTGGGTCTACAGATGGCCGCTATGGCGGGCCTGCCAGCGTTCGTGATGGACTGCTCCATCGTGCGTGAGCCCCGCGACTGGTTTGGATCGAGGACCGTCCGAAACGGTGCGGTGCTGTGGCAGGATTCCGCGTTCGTGCGGGCCGTCACCCGTGGCCGTTGCGTCGTCATCCTCGATGAAGCCAACCGGGCAAGTCTGACTGTTGGAAATGCTCTGCTTCCGCTGCTCGATCGTCGCCGTGCCTCACTGGTGGAGGAACGCGGTAGCGTGGTCCGAGTCGGGCCGGGGACCGTGTTCGTCGCCACGATGAATGAGGGAGCAGCGTATACCGGCACGTCGCCGATGGATGCTGCACTTCGGGATCGTTTCCCCCGCGTGGTGGAAATGACGTATCTCCCTTCCGACGAGGAAACCGCCCTGCTGGTGGAGCGTACCGGAGTGGCTCCGGACGTGGCCGCTCGCCTCGTGGACATCGCCGGACGCACCCGCGATGCCAGCGGAAACGGTGGAACGTTCACCCATCCGCTCTCCACTCGTCAACTGCTCGCCGCCGCTGCGGACTTCCGCATGACCGGCCCGGCGTCGCTCGTGTTCACCGTTGCGAACCTGTACCCGTCCGAGGGTGGCAGCGAATCCGAGCGAGCCGGTATCGTGTCCCTGCTCATCGGCAAGTTCGGCCCGCTCACCGTCGCCGTGGAAGGGGGCCGCTAATGGGGAAAGCATCATGGCTTGAGAAGGGGACCGCCTACGCTTCGGCGTTAGAGTCCGCCACGGGCAGTCCGTCCGAAATGGTGGGCGACATGCTCGCCGGCGGCACGATCCAACCGCCGAGGATGGTGGAAGGGGAAGTGATCCGCGAGTGTGCTGGCCCGTTCATCCGCTCCGTCCTGTCCGCAGGTGCCGCCACGGTGGCATCATGGACTGGCGAGGCGGTGGAGGCGGTGAATCGGTGGAGTGACAAGGGCACCGCCCTGGCTGTGAACGCGGAACATATCCTTGAACGTGCCGCGAGGCCGTCAGAGGCGGTGGACTTCGCAACGGGCCGCCTGCTGATCGGTGCCTCGCAGCGTAAATACCTGCGGGCAAGCGAACGCGAGGAGATCATGGGAGCGACCCTAGCGTATCGGCGTGCGGCCCAGGGCCGCCGCATCACGCGATGGGATGCGACCCGTTACGCTCGCGGACACCTTGCGTCCACCATCGCCACAATCCGGGGACGCGAGGCGGTGCTATCCGACTGGCCCGGATGGGCAGGATATTTCAAGGCAGCGGAGAGCGTAGCCGCGACCCCGGCGGAGGCGGACGCGTTCGTTTCGGACCGGCAGGTACAACCGATCGTGCGTGCCGCGTTCGCTTTGGGGTGGCATGCGTTGAAGCGAACCCCGCTCAACCTGCCGCCGGACGTTGCCGCGATGGTCGAAGCCGGGAAGCCTCACCTATCGAAAGTTTGGAAGATGGGCGAGCATCTGGCCCGTGCATCGGCATGCATCGAGGCGATGGAAGCGACCCTACCGCCAGGGCGGGAGGATCCGGAACCGAAGGCACCCGGAGCCGAGCCGGGATCGGAGCAGATTCCCGAGTCCGAAGCCGAGGACATGATCCCGGATACTGACCGCTCGATCGAGGACGTAAAGGTTTCAGTAGAGCCCACGAAGCCAGCCGGGGCGGGACTCGAGGAGGGCAGTACGCGATATTCAGCGATTCGGGAGCGAGTCCGACCCGGGCGGCTTGGACTCGATCGGATGAAGGCGAAATCCGCTCCGCTGGTCGCCCAACTGAGGCGGCTTGCATGGGAGGGTCGGGACACGTTCGACGTGGAACGTGGCCGGGAGCGTGGAGCCCTTGACGAAGGAGCACTGCATCGCTTGGCTCTCGATCATGACCCGCGAGTATTTGAGTCCCACGCCGACGAGGGACGGCAAGCCGTCGCCGTGTCTCTGCTGGTGGATTGCAGCGGATCCATGCGGTCCCGAACCGACACCGGCACGCGGATCGGGGATGCGAAGGCCGTAGCGTATGCGTTGCGGCAGGCATTCGCGGATAACCGCCGCGTTCGGATCACCTGCACGGGGCATGACGTGACCTACCGCCACGGACTCCACGTCAGCCTGTACCCGTGCCCCACCCCGGAGGACATCGCGGGACTCGAGGCGGGCGGAGACAACGCCGACGGGCACGCCATCGCTGCGGTGGCTCGTGAACTGGCAACGGCACCCGAGCCCGTCCGGCTTCTCGTGCTGCTGGCAGATGGTTACCCGTCCGCGAGGGGATACGGCAGCCTGTCAGCGAGTCAGCACGTCCGCCGAGTGATCGAGGCAGCGGAGCGGTGCGGGATTCAATTCCTCGCGTTGGGGATTGAAGGATGCCTGAGCCAACGGGTCGCGGAGAGCATGTACGGGCCAGGTCGCTTCATCAGCATCGGCAACGCACGCCGGGCCGGTCCGCTGCTGGTGCGGAAACTGTCCCGCATGCTGAAGGGCGGTGCAGCATGAAAAGCATGATTTATGCGGTGGCCGTGGTGGCCGTGTTTGGGATACTTTCCATCCTTTCGCTCATCGCGTCACCCCTAGAACGCCGAAGATAGTCGGCACCCTCCCCCGCTCACGCGGGGCGAGGCTCAGAGGCCCGGAACGTCCGGACCCCTGAGCCCCGAGCATGAAGCCGGGACGGGCCGCGTGGCCCGAGGCACTAACGCTAGGAGAACACCCGATGCCATTCCAAAGCAGCCCGCACCCCGAGCCCGCCTACGTTCCGTGCGGCCCCGGCTCCGTCGTTTATGAGATCCCCGGCAACCCTGCCCCGAAGGGATCCCGCTTCGCGTTCGCTCGAGGACCGAAGGAGAACCCGCAGAACGTGTCCGACGTGGTTCTATCCCTGCCTCGTGCGTTCGTGGCGTCGTTCATCGGTTTCATGGCCGAGGCGGGCACGATTGACCGCGAGCCCACCGAGTCGGAAATGGACGCCATTATGCAGGCAATCGGAAGTATGCTGGTGGACACGCAAGCGGAAGTCCTCGAGCGAGTCGCGGGGCAACTGATCGACACCCTGAGCGACGGAGACAGGGACGCGGCATTTCGCCGGACCGTGGAGGGCGTCGCCGGTCGCATCGTGAGAAAGGCAGTCCGGGAGGGCGAGATGAGTGCCGAGGAGGCCGCGACGCACGCGGAGATGCTCCGAAGGATGCTCGAGGAGCGGGCCAGGGACGACGAAGGGAGCGAAGCATGACAACCCCAACCCCCGAGCCATGGCCGAGTCCCGGTCCCCTGTTCGCATCGGTGGACTGGTGCGACGCCTGCGGCGGCCCGCTTGGGCAGGACCGTATAGCCGTGCAGGCGTGTCCGTGCGATATCGCCACGGTGGACTCGGGCAACCCCGCTACACTGTGCCCCCCATGCGTGGCGGAACTGTCCGCCATGCTTGGAAGGAGCATCGCATGAGTCCCCTTCTAGCGATTCTCGCCGGACTCATCCTCGCGTCTGTTCTCGTGCTGATGCTGGCACCGCTCGCGGCCCTGCTGGAACGCATCGACCAGTAGCCCCGCTCACCCATCCCATCCCGCCCCTAGCCCGCCCGGCGTCGCTCCAGCAGCACGTCGGGCGGTTCTCTTTGGGCAGGGCTCAGGCAGGGCTCAGGCAGGGCTCAGGCAGGGCTCAGGCAGGGCTCAGGCAGGGCCGAGGACAGGGCTCAGGGCCTCGCCGGAAGGGTCTACGCGCGCGCAAGGAAGAGAACTCTATATCTCTCTTTCACTCCGCCCGCACGCGCCCGCGATAGGTGGCCGATGCAAAAAAGGCTACCACAAGGGTAGCCGAAACCGCCGCCAAAGCCAGCCGCAGGTCCGCCCGAGGACAGCCGGGGGGTGGCCCAAGGACAGGCTAGGGGGTGGCCAGGGGGGACTTTGGGGCGACTGAATTATCGTATCCCACTTCAGATTTTTGCACCAAATGGCCGGAGGTCTCTATAAGGCCCTAGGATGCCCCAGGATCCATTCCTAGGTCAACCCATACCTCGACACCACCCAACCCCTTCAAAGCAATCCAAGGGCATCCTAGGGCCTTCCCCAGGACTCACTTCTTCTTCTTCTTGACCTTCTTGGGCAGGCTCTTGATCTTCAGAGTCTCCTTAGCCCACCTCTTGGCAATCCTGGGATGCTGGGAGAACATGTATCGCATCTGGGCCTGTGACTTGAATGGCATGTCAGTCCCTGTCCTTTCCGTTTCCGTTGCGGTGCTTCTTCTTGGGCCAGCCCTTCTTCATAGCTTCGTATGACTCATGGCTGACCGTGGACTTGCTCTTGGATCGGCTGATGCCGAGCTTCTTACGACGGTTGATGTTGAACAGCAATCCACGCTTCTCCATCTCAGCACCCCCAGCGACGTCTAGCCGCAAGTCCACGCTCGCCCTTCCAGCTTCGGCTACGGGCACAGAAGCTCTTATGGCGAGGATTATTCTTGTCCTTGGTCGGAGCCTTCAGGTTAGACCCCGTGGCTCTGTTGTACTTGGCCCTGCCCTTGGCTGTCAGCCCAGCCCCTTGGTTAGCTGGAAGCTTCTCTCCACGTCCAATCGACAGGTTTACATGTCGCTTCATCTTTGGATAATCCTGTTTACTTACCCCTATACAGGCCTATACTAAGGCTTATATAAGGCCTTATAAAGCCCTATAGGCAGGTCCTAAGGATTTACCTAAGGACTACCCCGGCCCCCCCGTACACTCAGCCATATCGGGATCCAAAGCACTACACTTATCAACAAGTGTGGCAGGATTGATCCGTCGTTCCAAAACCTCTGGTGGTCCCTGGGGGTCTTACTAGACTTACCCCCATGCCCGCCTAGCGGGATCTTACCAACAGGCGTTAGTGGCCGGTCGGTTCTTAGATCAAGGGAGATCCAACCAGAGTGGAGATGAATAGGCCCACCTAGGAATTACCCAGGGTGGGCCCATAGGAGTCCAATGCCATCAGGATTGTACAAGGTCTCCGAGAATCTGGGAGATAGCCTTTGGATTATCCTGGACAAAGGCACTGATGGCCATTTCCAGAATCCTGACCTCACGCTCCTTCAGGACATCGTCCAGACCATAAAGGTCAGCGATGGCATGCAGGATCTCATGCAACAGGGTGGCCGACAGCTCAGAGCCCTTCAGGGCCGGATGCAGGCGTATGACGGGGTTAGGCCCGGCACTGTATTCACCAAGGACCACCTCATCGGCCTCGTCGCCAGTAAGGGGTTCGGTCAACACAGGAACCCTAATAGCCCCAATCTTGAGTGTCAGGTTGACAGAACTCATGGTGCCTGCGGGGGAACCGGATTAGACACATTTGTGGACTTATCACGAAGACCGCTCTTGCCATACGCCCGATTAGCCCCACGGCGAGCTCGGGTGATAGCCAGCATGTTTGACTTCCAGAACTTATAGTTCTTCTTTGACTTCTTATCGTCGTATTTCATGCCCAGACTCGGTATGGGGTTGCGGGAGGATCAATCACGGGGAGAGACGAAAGGACGCTTTCTGGAAGTTCTGAGGATGCCCTAAGGTTCGCATGGAACCGAGCATCCGTGACAGGCTCGCCGTCCACCACGATGCGGGTCACCGGGCCGATCCAGCCGAGGTCAAGCCGGATGCCGTCGTAGTCGATCAGGGTGCCGTCAATGATCTGCCCGTCCACCGTTGGGATCGTGATGCCTGCGGCGAGGAACGCATTCGCCATCGCGGCCTCGGTGGTGGTGCGTAGGTAGTAGTCGCTCATGTCATGCGCTCCATGCGTCCATTTGCTCGTTTGGCAACCGCGTTGGAAAGTATTTGAAACTGCGATACCACACCGACCGCAGGTACGCCCCGTCAATTCCATTGAAATGCAATGTTGGCAGGCTTGTCGGGTAGGTCGCGGAATATGTCAGCGTGCCCGATGTCCCCGCACGACTAATACGATAGTCGCCCTGCTTGTAGCACGAGGACATCTTGAAGAAAGTGTTTTGCGAGATTGCGCCACCGGCAGGAATGAAAGCGTCTCCACGATTAGTGCTCGCTTGTGTCAAATTCAAAAATGGTCTCGCATCGCTACCACTCAACCCAATGGTAATAGACTGAGGAGCCGTTGAAAATGAGGGGGCAGTTTGAGATAGAAAGCCAAACATTCGACTGAACCCACTTGCCGCAAACGAAATAGCGGTCTCTTGGAATATCGTACCCTCGGAAAGATTGAACCACGACGTATTTGGGGTGATGTAACAGATTTCACCCGTTCGCTGCACGGTGCTTGCGCCCGTAGGGATATACGAAGAGGCAGCGGATGAGGCTTCTAGTTGTGCGCCCCACACATACAAAGTGTCAGACGTGGCGGGTGCGGTCTGCTTAGAAATGGCGTAGACGTAGATTGCAGTTGTGGCAGCATTCGTTGTAAATGTGACCTGCACCCGTGTCCAACCTGTGGTCGAATACGAGTAGGCACTTCGTGCTGTCAGTTCACCAGTGAAGCCCGCATACGAATAGATGCGATTGTCGTTTCCCGCTGTTCCTCTAATCCAATATGAGAAGGTGTATTGGGTGTTTCCTGATACTGAAATCGCTTGAGCAAGCGAGCAGTATGCATTTGCATTGCATACCACCTTTGTGGCTTTATTTGTTCCCGCAGGATCTAAGAGGTCCGTCGTGTTCTGCGTGTTAGTCGTATTTTGACCGACGATCCAGTTACCAACTCCGTTCATGATTTCTTCTGAACGTGTTGCAAGGTTCGTGACGCTGCCCTCAATCAGCAGCCCGCGAGGCGCGAGCGTGGAAGGGTCGTAGTCGAAGCGAGGGGCTTGATATTCCGAGCCAGATGGGCTAACGAAATACGTCGGCTGAGTATTCTCACCCTCAACTGCACGTACTGAATCAAATACCACCGTGACGTTCGTTTGATTTGCGCCGCTGGCTCCGACTCCTGAACGGAACGTGTTCGTGCCTCCAGCACCGGCGGTAAAGATGATTGTGAGCAAACCTGTCTGTGCAGTTGTGCTAGCGTTGACCACAGAACCATTGCGATAGAACGTGTCTGCGCTGATTGATCCGGCAACTGCCAGCACTTGGTTATAGTTGATCGTTCCAGAAATGCTGGTGACATTCACCGATGCCGAATACCGAAGGCCTTGTTTCGTCACGAACGTACGAGAAACGTATGCCTGATTAGACGCTGTGACGGCTGTTGTGATGCTGCCAGTTCCGGAATTGGTGAATGTGCCTCCACCGTTTTGTACCCATCCCGTACCGCTATTAGGTCCAACAAATGCAGAGTTTTGGACAAGGTTGTGATCTGCGCACCGAACCTGCCCGCTGGAGTTGATGAACGTCGCAGTGCTAGAACGGCTGAACGTGAACAGCGGATCCAGCGATGACATCGTGGTGAAGTCCAGCGACAGCGTGGAGCCGTCACTACCTCCACGGTACCACTTATAGTGCCTCGGGTTCTGCTCCCGAGTCATAATCATTCGCATTATTGGGTTCATTTGGATCTTTCTTTGGGTCCGTAAAGTCACTTACATCCAAGTTTTTGGACGGGGCTTTCGCCCAACCACATGCTGCATAAACTTCTTGAGCTCCCGGTCCAAAACGCGGGACCTTCGTTCAACCATTTTCTTATCGACATCCTGAGCCATCCGCTCTGTCCAATAACCAACAGACATTGCAAGAGCATCGAGCCGGTCATCGTGAGCCAGGGCGCCCTTGGAGCGGGTCACACGGCTAAGCTGGTACATGAGCTGGTATTGCAGGGCCTTCTCACTTGGCATGTCTCTGGTGCTCAAGACATCATTCCTGACAACACTGGTGTCAATAACCAGCCTGTGTTGATTCAGGACCGGCTCCAAAGTATCAATAATCCGACGCTCTTTCTGAATCGAGTGCCGAACCTCCTCGATGGAGCAAGGGTGAGCCTTGGATAGAACAGGCTTCAGAAGTTCAGTGAACATGCCATCACCGAAGTTAGACTCAATGATGATCTGATTGACCTTCTGCTTCTTTGCGATCTGAGCCAGAGCCTCTAGGGATTGCGGAGAGTAACCCCCAGGGATTCCCCCGGCGGCCGTCACAAACAACGTCCCATTGAGCATCTTGGTGACCGCGTAGGCCGTCTCGTCAGTGCCCCTACCCGAAGGGTCAATAGCCATAACGGAGCCGTTATAGGGCACCCAGTCGCCTATAATCGATAGTGGGCGGAAGAAGCGATCCCCGTTGAACCCCACACAGATCAGATCCCTGTGTGCAAGGTCGGACATAGATCCCCAGACGAGCTTCTCTGGGGCCAACTCGATGTTGGTGTCCATAACAATCAGGTCGTTGATCTTCAGCGGGAACCTATCGGCATCACTCAGAGAGGTATCCAGCATGAACTGGAGAGCGAACCCAGAGCGTCCAAAGGAGAGCTCGCGCTCCATGAGCTCCGTCTCATCAAACCGATCTGGATCCACTGGCTGGCCAGACTTGATCTCACGGACCATGGGAGCCAAGCGCTCGCCATAGGCCACCCTCTGCTTCTCCTCAGGTCCCCTCGCAGGCCAGATCCTGATCTCATACCCACGGTCAGCCAGCAGGTTGTAGATCGAGTTCTCCGTCTGGGGAGTTCCCAGGTAGATCACTCGGCCGTTGGGCTTCAGGACCGCATCGAACTCCTTGATGCTTTCCGCCAGCTTCTCCCGCATGGCCTGGGTCATCGAGTTGTTCTGCACCTCGATATCGTCGGCCACGATCAGGTCAGCACGGCTACCGGTGATCTGCGAGGTGATACCCTTGGAGGTAACCGAGGGGGCATGCTGGGCTGGTGCTGGTCCAACGTCAAAGGAGACCTTGGAGTACCTCTGGTTCTCCTTGGGACGGAGATGGGCCAGGATGGGCATGTCCTCGATCAGTCGCAGAGTGAACGTGCTGAAGTCGTCTGCACGCTGCTTGCTGGCAGAGACCACCAGGATGTTCTTGGCTGGATCCAGCAGAAGCTGGTGGCAGACAAAGGCACTGGTGACGTAGGACTTTCCAACTCCACGGAAGGCTTCCACAACTGCACGGCGTGGCCCGTTCTGAAGATAACGGGCGATGTCGTACTGCACAGGAGTGGGCTTGGGAAGCCCAAGGTGTTTCCACACCATATGCAGAAAGTTACGGAAGTCCTTTAGCCGTGGATCAAGTTCCATACTTCAGCTCATTGTCCTCTTGGGGATCGAATGGCATAGCTTCATGCAACTTGAGAATCGGAGACCCGGCCTTAGCTGCAATGTCAATCCCATTGTCTTTGAGGAGCTGCCGGGCTACTCCCAGATCAGCAGCGGTAGCCTTACCTGCCTTGATCTTCTCAAGCAGATCGGCAATGATCGCTGTGTGCAGCTCCTCAAGAAGCTTCCGCTCATCAGCCATATTAGGCTCCAAACCAAACGTTCAGGCCAGTGATGCTAGAGCTAGCGGTGACCTGAACGCGCATGTGGGGGAACAGGGGGACCAGATAATACGCAGAGGTCGTGGTCGAGATCGCGTGGCTGGTGGCACCGGCCGAGGTAAGAGTAATGTCAACCCAAGGAGCGGAGGCCGAGAGGCGGCCCTGAACCCTGATGGTTCCGGTTCCGGCGGTGGCAGTGCCCATCTGGACAACGCCATCCTCGTCAAAAATGAACGACGGGGTGAACGAGTCGCTGTTGCTAGTTCCGCTGGCAAGACTCAGATTGGAAACGGGATTGGTAACGCGCATGGTGTCCTCAGTTGTGAGTGGTGAAGAATTTGGTAAACAGACTGAAGGCAGCCGACACGACCGCCCCGATGATTGCCGAGCTTCCCATAAGGAAAGCCTTAGAGTGCTCTAGGGACCTGAGCCGCTGGTCATGGTCTTTGATCTGCTCCTCCTGAACCTTCTGAAGAGTGAGGAGAGTGTCCACCTTGCCCTCAAGGCGTCCCAGGGCCAGAAACAACGCTTCGTCGTGGGTACTCATGGAGATGGAGCCATCCCACTGAGCCGACTGCGGATGATGTAGTTCAGAACGATCGAAGGCTGAACGTTGACAGTGTCCACCGCAAAGTTGGTCCCGGTTCCACCGGCTTCATCAATAGCCAAGTCTTCCTGTCCACCGACTGCTCCCAGCACCTTCGAGTCAATCCCAGAACCAGCAGTGGTCACGCGATTGGCCGATCCGGTCGTGGTGTCCTTACCAATGATGACTCGTCCACGGAGGTCGGGGAGATTGAAGGTAGTTCCACTGGCAGAGCCGTAGGTGGTCCCGAGGACAGCAAACAAAGGAGCCTCAATATTCCTATTCACCGACTGGCCGTTGCACAACAGCCATCCCGCGGGAGGGGTTGGACCAGCAAACGGAAATACCACTCCAACAGGGATAGCCTGATCAAGACCCATGTTGGTGTAGGTGGTGTCGAGGGATGCTTGGAGTTCTGTAAGATTATTAGAAGTTCGCAGAAGCCCGGTGGTCATAATGGGCTCGATGAAATTCAGAGGCATGGTGTTTCCTTTTTAGCGGACCCGCTTGATGATTGCCCAGAAAGCCTGAGAAGACACATTTGGAGATCCGGCGCTTGTGTTGTTGATGGTTACCAGATTGATGCTCTGTCCAGTAGCAGTAACTGCCCCTGCAATAGAGGTCATGGGCCTGAACAAAAACAGATTTCCTGCAAGGAGGAAGTTATTGATCGGGCTGGCCGTGCTTCCAACCCCCTTCACTTCCGCGGTATACCAATATCCACCGGTAGCCCCGGAAGTTGCATAGGCCCACGAGCAACTATAACTGGTAATTCCTGCGCCAGATGCTGGGGGCACTGTGCACAAAATATGCCAAACAGATCCAACAGGGCCGTCGAATTCTGAACTGAGCATTGAGATATTTGTGGTGCTGCCCGGCGTGCACGATTCCGCAGTTCTTGCTTGATTTCCAGCCAAAATGATGGTTGGGGCCCCAGCAACAGCTGCCAGCGCCGTGTCAACATAATCCTTATTGACAACATTAGTTGCAGCAAAGCCACCACCGGGAGTGTTCAGGGTAGGGGGGCTAGCAAACACCCCGTTCTGGGTATCAACCTTTGAGTTGAGCGTTGTCTGAAGATTAGTGACTTCTGAAATTGGGTGGGTGTGGGCAGCCGGGGTTCTGGTGTTCGTGAGTCTTGTATCATCCCCACGAACAACCTGAGAGATGCTTGCATTGGTCGAGGCAGCGGGAACATCCAGATAAGCGGATGATCCAAAAATCGGCTTATTGCTGAGCTCATTCCAATCCGTAGAGCCAATGCCACGAGAAACACCAAAGTTTCGGACCGTGAGCGGAAGAGTGGTTGTTGGCTGGAAAGTGCTGTACAGCGTCAACGTGGTTCCATTGAGCTGATATGCGCTAACTGGGCTCTGAATAACGCCGCCCAAAACAACAATCAACATGTTGACATTGTTGCCAAGAAGCCCATTGAGAGTCACTTGGGAAGACCAAATGCCAGCAGAGATGTTCGTCCACTGGCCCGTAGTGATCGTGAATTCCCAAGTCTGTGGAGCAGCGCTGGCGGTTCCATATAGCTGGAGAGACTCGATATAGTTCCTAGTTACCACATCTTGCTGATTGATTGGGTTGGCAACATTGGAAATGCGCAGGCTGTTTGCATCAAATGCCCCAGTTGCTGTGTTATAGCCAACGGCGTTTCCACCAGCGTCGGCGGCTTCCTGGCCGATATACAACAGTTGAAGAGCCGACTTATCTAGATCAGAGGCAGTAAGAACAGAGCCATCACTAAAATCCACAACTCGACCAGCCACCGTATTCGGGGTCTCTCTTGCCACCTTGATAACATCGGAGTTGATTGGGGCGGTGGTGAAAGAGAGAGTCAGAGTTCCTGGGTTGGTGAAGCTATATCCAGATGTCTGAAGAATGTTGTTCTTGTAGACCTTGAGGTGCCCCTCTTCCAGATACCCGTCAATCTGGGTAATTGGGAAAGAATTATTGACCACCGTGGGTCCGGAGAAGACTTGATAAGAGTTTGACATGGTTTACCTGTTACCGAGATCGAGGAGTTCCTGAGCGCTGCGGCCCATCCGCAGGGCCTGCTTATTTGCAAAATCAACTCGAGAGGCCTGATTGAGCTCCGGAGATTCCTTGAGAAGTTGCTTATATGCAGCCTCACGGTATTTGGAAATCACCGCTCTCACTTCACGAACTCTTGGGGAGTCATAGTCATCGGTTGAGACCGGACTGAGCTTTTGATAGGCCTTGGATGAAATCAGCCTATTGAGGGAGTCTCTAAGAGACCTGCCCCGAATCTGGATCTTTCCATGAAGTTCCAGCCACCTGTCATAAGCCATCTGACCAGAGGCGGTTCGGAAGGAAGTCAGGTCGATTGCCCCACGCGTCTCCTTGGGTGGCGTGAACCCATGGCCAAGAAGATCAAATTCCCTTAGGATTGGGTCAGGCGTGGCGTCCGTATAAGTAACCGGATTGATTAGGGCCAGGCCGCGGGCACCCCGGCTGGGGGCCTCAATCACATCTCCGAGGATATTCCTCTTCGGCGCCACATCTTCAGCCAAATATGGAATCTTAGCCTTGACGGCATCCACCATGGTTCGCACATCTCGGAGTACAGGATCTCCGCTAACTGTATATACAGACTGGCTGAGGGCGGAGCTAAAGGGAATAAGGGAGGAGACATACTGGTTTGTAAGATTCTGTCCAAATTGTTCGGGGTTGGACAGCGCATTGGTGATGTTAGTGATGCCGACCAAGTAGGTCTTGTTGGTGATGTTCCTTGCAAGTGCCAGAACAGCCGTGTTCACGACAGCATCTAGGCCCTTCACATTCCTTTCATCGGCATACTGCATGCCCTCCCCAATATCAGCAATCAGGCCGATCATGGAGGAGAACGGATCCTCACGCTTGTAGCTGTAATACCTGTTCCCAAGCTTGATGGAGTATGGCTGCCACCCGGCCTGAATCTTCGCCTCACGCTCTGCCTTGCTCTTGGGACCGCCGCCAGTAATTGCACCGGAGGCTACAGCCATTCCGACAGTTGCCGTGATCGCGGCACTGAAAGCCAGCCGTCCGGCAGCATCTGCTCTTACAGAAGCATCTGCGTGGTTTAGGGCCTTGCCGTATTCTGCAAAAGCCATTCGGGCATTTCGAGGAATTCCGAAAACAGATCGCTCAATGGTAAAGTTTAGAAGATTTGTTGGCGTTCGGATGAAGGGGAACAGAAACCGCAGATATGGATTCTTGGTCACCAGGTTCTGGACTCCGGCCGCAAGGCGGGTTGGAGAAATGAAACCGGGGGCTGAAGGATCCAGCGGGGTGCTGAACGTGGAATATTGGGCCCGTTCGAGAGCAGACTGAGACATTGCCCCCAATGCGGGGTCCCAGTTTTTCTCATCAGCCATGTACTTGGAAATGAATGATCCCTTTGCAGAAAGGGGAATATCTCCATTCGAAATGGCCTTATCGGCTGCCAGGTTTGCGCGGCGAGCAACAACACTCTCCGCATATGCCTGGCCATCTTGAACGGTGCGGTTGAAAGTATCCTCTGCCCACTGCGAGGCTGCCCTGGAATCTCCGTTGAATCGGGACATCCCCTCCACATAGAGATCGGTTTTATAGGAAGCCCGATATTGAAGCTGCTTGAAGAACTCATCTTCAGTAGCCAGAAGTCGGCTGGGAATATTCAAGGCCTTTCCAACCCAATCCGCAGCCATGCTTCCCGTGGTCTCAGGCTTGAACCCAAGACCGACTCCAGAGATGGCCCGTCCAGCCATGTCTCTTTCAGAAGTCCCCACTTTGGTCAGAATGTTTTCATCCAACTTGAATGCGGTCCACGCCAAACGAACAGCATCCGAAAGTTCCTGTGCCAGATGGATGTATTGCCGAAGGGCAGTTCCGGCAGTTTTCCAATCGTTCCTGACAGAGGCTCCCAAAGCCCTTTCAAAGGGGAGGTAAACAGCTGTTAAAATGTTGGACGAAATATTGACCGCATGGGTGACGGGACCGGACAAAATGGAGTTCATCCAATACTCGGTAAGAGCCGCAGTTTTGCCGCGGTATCCCTCAGCAAGCTTGAGAACAGCATCAGCCCCGCCAACTCGGTGAGCCGCCGCAAATCGAACCATTCGAGCACGGACCGCATCCTCACCACCAGCCTGTTCAATAACTTGGCGAATGGTATTTGCTCGGGCCTCTGCGGACATTTCAGGAGTGACCGCGGCCGGGGAGGGAATAGCGGCTGGCTTTGGGGCAGCAGCGGCTGGGCTGGGTGCAGCAGCAGCCGGGCTTGGGACCATTCCAGCCGGGCTGGGAATCGCCTCCCCGGCCTTGGGAATCATGGGCAAAAATTTGAACTCTCGATCAGGAGTTGGAACAATCCGCATCGAAACCAGAGCCCTAGCAATTTCACGCGACCTCTGCTTGATCTGATGAGCCACGGCCCTAAGCGCGGTTTCTCCCAAAAGAAATTCGTAGATGTCGTCGGATCCGGCCCCAGATCCCTTGGACGCAAGCTCAAAAAGTCTCTGGGCCCCGCTCGACTCATACTTACGCATTCCTTGAAGTTCGATCGAGGCTTCCCTAAGCTGCCAGGCGGAATTTTTGCCCGTGCTCATGTTTCGCTGAAGGGTCAGTGGATCAATCTCGGGGATATACCTAGCCAGAGATTCTGCCACAGGCTTAGCCGCATCGGCAACACTCTCAAGTCCCAGGGGGGCATCAGCCATGGATGCCCGCTCTTGCTCCACAATAGTCTTCATGGTCCTAGCGGCATCGGATGAGGAACTGATTCGCTCCAGGTTGAGCGGCATATCCGGAACGCCCCCAGGCTTACCGAGGCCCAGACTGCCAGGAGGAACCTCTGTAAGGGCCCTAGAAGGCGCTGAAATGGGCCCGGTGGATCCGGGGGTACCAGGGGCTGGGGCGGCCTGCCGAAGCAACGTGGGGGTTCCTAGGGCCTTTCCTGAGACCGCTGCCTCAAACCCCGGACCGTGGGCCATAACCTTGTCAAAAGCGTCCTTGACCTCCTTGGAGACGGTCAGGTCCAGTTCAGAACCAGTGATGTCCCGGTACAGGGAGATCATCCAGTCCGTCATATTCTTGAACAGGCCCTCCAGGCCCTTGGGGGCTTCCCCATCCCGGAGGTACTTTTGGAATCCCTTGGCGAACTTCTCCTCGGAAGCGACATCCCAGACCCACTGACCGTCCTTCTGGGTCGCACCGGACCACTTGGCGACATCATCAATGTTGGCATCGGTAATTCCAAAGCGGGCTCCGGCGGGCACGGACTTGTCGAAGAGTTGACGACGGCCGACGTGGGAGATCTCTTCGACGGCCGTGGAGAAGTCGGGGCTGTTCAGGAAGCCGATGACGCGTCTGCCGTCCTCGGCAAATGCAGCGAAGCCCTTGACTTGAGATCCGGCCTCCTGCTCCAGCGCCTCTCCACCGGCCTGCTGATAGAGCTTCTGCGCTTCCTCACCACCAGCGATCTTGAGCTTGCTGCGGTCGATGCCCCACTGGTCAATGAGCCAGCTGGCGACATTGGCCTGGTGGTCCGACAGTCCAGGAACAGCAGCCTTGATCTGGCCCAGCTGTTCGCGGTGGATCTTGAGCTGCTCCCGAGCCATAGCTTCAGCCGGGTCAGCTCCGATTGAGCGGTTTAGATATCCGGCCCGATATAGACGAATGGAGTTGAAAACTCCTTCGGTAAGACCGCCGATTCCAAGACCCTCAAGTGCATTCTTTAGCCGTCCGCCAATTTCACTATCATTCGGATCGGCTGCGAGGAATTCCGTAACCGGATCCTTGAGCCCAGCGTGATCCCTCAACAGATTTGACAGGCGGGCTTCATGTCCGTCAAATACAGCAAAGTCGGCAATAGCTCCGGCCGCAGCCCCCTTCACCATGGACTTAGCACCGATAAGAGCCTTGGCCTTATAGGTATTTCCCGCAAGCCGAGCAACAGTGGCAGCTTCATCAACGTAGGAGCCAAGCTTGGCAATTCTGCGTGCCTTTCCGATCTTTCCAGCAATCCCAAGGCCGGGGACAAATCCGGTCAAGAAGTTGGTAATGCCTTCAGTCACAGCACCAGCCGCCGTCTCTGCTCCGGTAGTAAGGCCGAAATAATCCGGAACCTCATAACCAAAAGGCGCGGCCGCTAGACCAGAGATGTCTGAAGCAGCGGCCAGAATTCCCTTAGGAATTCCCATAAATGCGTCTGTGGTGTAATCAATGAACGTTGGGCTGGAAGCGGCAGATTGCTGAACAGTTTCGGTAGCAGACCCCATAGCCTTCTTGGAGGAAGGCTGAGAACCGATCCGATAAAACTCATCAGCGGTGTAATTTTGAAAGATACTCATGTATGTATTTCTTACTTGAGGGGAAGTCGGATTCGGATGAGACGGGACTGCTCTTTGATCAGATCTTCATAACTGGTGTTGAAGCCAGCCTCTCCAAGCCGTGGAAGAATCCTTTCAGCAATATATCCCTGAGTTCCATTGCTGTTTCTATATTCCTGGTCATGGAAAGCAAAATCTTCCCGAGATCGAAAGAACAGAAACGATGCAGGATCTAGATGAACTGGGTCCATTTTCACCCCATCTCTAGTCTTCATTTGAGACACCTCAGTCGGATCGTACCCAGACATAGACTTATAGACCCAGTATTTAGCCGTGGCTGCTCGGTCAAGAATCCTGGGAGCATTTGGATTCTTTGCGTCTGGTGTAAACAGGCCCTCAGGGCGGATCTCAAATGCCCGAGCCCGCCCAGCGTCCCCTCCTATAGGAGATGATCCAGAATAACGGAGGTATTCATCCATCGAAAGATTTTTGATCTCGCTCAGGGCGCTCTTGATGTCGAGCTGGAGAGTGCTCTTGGATTGCTCAAAAGCATCAATAGATTCTGGACCTGGGCTGAGGGCCATGGCCGTATCTGCTTCAGAAACTGAAGACATTGCCTTTCCAACATTTGCCTCCTGCTGAGTAAAGGCTCCCTCCCCAAACCACGGCCTAAACTCCGATTTCACGGCGGCCCCCCCGACCGAACCGGCGGGGGTGGCAATATCTCCTGGAACAGGGGGAGCGCTGGGAGCCTCAAAGGGGCTCTTGTCGGATTCTGAGACTCGCTTGAGGATGTTCTTTTGATTCGCCGTCAGCTTCTTCTCGAAGTCTGGCTTGACCGAATCAATGATATCTGGAAGATTGTTTAGAGCAGCGTCAATCCGGACGTTCGCTGTTCCCGATGTTTTGGCCGTCTGAGATCGAAGCTGATCCATAATAAGACCCTCAGCTCGCAGGACAAGCTGGCCGTATTCTCCAGAATTCATGTCCTCTTCCACAAATCCAAGCTGAGCCACAACAAGCTGAGCAGCCCTAGCAGCGTGTGGGCGGAGGCCAGTGGTGATCTCAGTCTCAGAAGTAAGCCTATTTGCCCCCTTCAACTTCTCTCCGTATTCAGATCGAAGAAAAGCCTTGCGCTTTTCGGTCAATTCTTGGGCCTTAGATTGAATGGCCTGGGAGGCTGCTGTAGGATCATTTCCATACTTTTGGCGGAATTCCGTGGTGGAGCTGAAGGCCACAACATCCGCAATGACTTCATTCATGGCAGAGTCTCCAATGGCATCCAACTCTCCAACGTAGGAAGGCTCCATTATCTGGGGCTGAATTCCCGTCCAAACAGTTCCCCCAAGTTGCTTTTGGACATACTCGGAAATTGCCATTCTGGACCTGGCGCCCATGGCCTTAGCAGAGGTGATCTGCTCTAGGAGCCTTCTAGCCTGGGTTTCACTGATCTGGCCGCTCTCCAAGGCGTTATAAGCACGATTTTCAAGATCAGTTAGGTCATCGGCAGTGAAAATTTCCCGCTCCATGCGCATAGCCAAGATTGACTGGGCGCTATCCCGCTTTTCCGTATCAGCCTTCTCTCGATCCCTTTTGCCAAAGTTGATGATGGACTCCTCCATCCCCGTAATCCGCTCAATGAAATCAGGAGAAAGACGGGCCCAAACATCATCAGAAATGTTCTTGAACTCTGGGCGGATTTCAGAAATGAGCCTTTGCCGATCCTTGAGACTCATGGCCGTATATTCTTGACCGTTAGACTCCGAAGTCTCGGCACGCTGCTGAATTCTTCCCAGGATGGCCCGAGAAACTTCCGCAGTAGCGATTGATTCATCTCGACTCTGACGGCTGATAGCCTGATCGTTCCTTGTCTTTTCGGCCTGCTCAATATTCTTGAGTTCTTCAGCCAGCTGGGCCTGAAATTTTCCACCAAGAGGCCTGCCCGCAATCGGGTTTTCCATTGCGTAGATAACCAGAGATCTGGCCTGGTCATAATTACCCTGGGCAGTTTCTGCGTGAATCCGGTCACTGTATGCGCCCATAACAACATCATCGCCGGATCCGTAACCCTGATCATAATATTCCGTGACCAGGGCCTTTACAGGACCGTCCATAGCTTCTTGGATGTCTTCAGTCCTAACGGCGCTGAGGCTTCGGTACACAGAATCTGAAAGATCAAGAGTTGCCCGTGCCTTGATTTTTTCGGTCCGAAGCTGAGAGACCTTGGCAGAAATTACCTCATCAATCCGGGCCTTAGCTTCAAGTGCCCCCTTTTGCATGTAATGGCTATTGGATGGGATATTGGCATCGGTATATGCCTTATCCATGATCTTAGCCAGCTCATTTGGATCTTTTGCGGTTCCGTCCGGATTGAAGGGCTCACTAAGAGTATCGAGTTGAGCATATAGATTTGTCTGATACTTATCCCGCATCAGTCGCTGTCCGGCTGTTTCCAAGGCCGACTGATACCGCCAGGGCGCGATTCCGCCCTCCTTTTCAATCCATTCGGTGGCCTTGCGTCGAAGGACCATCTCAGAGGGCGCCTCCATTGCCTCAAGCCGCCCAGCCTGCCTCTCACCAGCAACACCCATGGCAACCGCATCGCTCATGAATCGCTCGAGCTGCGGATTGAGATCCTTCAGGGCCTTGGCAATCTGAAGCTGCCTGGTGACATCCGGCTCAGCCAGGACCGGCCGGTAGTAGATATCAACGGGGGCAGCAGTGGGCTGAACCGTCCGCTGAATGTCAAATTGTGGGTTGATGCGTTCCTTGGCCATGTTAGATCCTGAGGGAGGTCTGGAGAGTCTGCCGATCAAGAGTATTCAAGTACAGGCTGCTATACATACCGGCCAGATTTCCACCGACCTCGAGGCCGGTGGCAATCGCACTGGGATATAAAACAGGCTTGGGGGTCATGCTGAGAACCCGGCCTTGATACTCGGCCCCCATTCCGCGCTTTGCCTGTTCAAGTTGGAACAGCGATCCGCGCAACTGCTGCTGGGTGGTCAGCAGGGCGCTTGCCTCACGGCGGTAGTAATCATCCATCAAAGAGTTCACACTAAGACCGGCGACCCCACTTTCCATAGCAGATGTCCGTGCGGTGGCTCTGGCCTGCTCAGCCTGAGTAGAGATAATGCGCATCTCTTGGGCTGCCTTCTGCTGTTCCTGTTGCTGCCTTAGGCTGATGTCTGCGTACTGGCTCAGAAGACTCTGTTCGGCAATCTTCTGATTGGCCGCATACATCTGGTTCTGATAGGCAGACTGAGTAGAGGCCGCCTGCTGCTGAGCCACGTACCCATAGATAGGCGTGGCGATGGCTGAGGTCAGAGCAGTTCCAACAGCAACGTTGGCCACGAGAGCCTGGGTTGCCGTAAGTCCGCCAATAGCGGCTGCAAAGATGCACATGTTTATTTGACCCTAATGAATTGATGAAAGAGTTCGCCAGAGATTCCCCTGGGGGCAGTGCCGATGATCCGGAATCCCAGCCACTCAAGCCACTTGAGATGAAGGTTGTTCCTGGCATCCACCCAATTCCAAAGAATCGGATGGTCCCTGTGGAGGACATCTACCCACTTCTGGCATTTCTTTAGGAACGAGTATCGGACATCCCTTAGGCCATCGGATCCAAGCATCCAGACGCATCCTACGGGCTGCCCAAGGTCTTTACTGAGGTCTGGATGGGGGCCTACCCCAAACATACCAACAATCCTTCCATCGTCCTTGAGAATGGAGTACCGCTGAGGTGAGCTGATATAGCTCTCCAGCAGTGCTGAGTCAGGAGTCATTCCAAGGGCCATGATCTCACGGCGGTCTGCCGACCTAAGATTTGGGGTCAGCTGGCCAACGTCAAACATGGTGGCTTCTCTGACTCTGACCTTAGACACGTCGGCTGCGTGAGTCATATGTTCCTTCGACCTCTGCGCTGAGGAAATAGGATGGAAGGGGGCTTGAGTTTTGGATCTCTACCACCATCTCCGTATTCTTCCCGTAGACAGGGAACCGATACACGCCGGATTCCACTGGAACATCAGCGATAATGGATTGACCAGTCCCAAGAATATTACCAGACCACTGGTATTCGTATTGGGTTCCGCTAAATTCGTGTGTCACGGTTGTTTTGAAACTCGAGGAATTACTGTAGCTGAGCTGCATGGCCTTGATTTGGAACCGGCCAGATGCCAGGCTAGTCATGCGGCTACCATCGCTCTGCTTGAGGTATGGCTTAGAGAGCTGATATCGCATGGTGTATTGCTCTCCAATCCACAGAAGAGTCCCAATCCAGTTTCCAGAGACAACCAAGGAGGTGCCGCTGGCGGATTCCACATTTAGTCCATATCCGCCCTCAACGTTAGTGCCACCAATCTGCATCGCCTGCTTGACCGCATTCATAACCGATCCGATACCGACGGTATACGGGAGTGTGATAGTGGTGGTATCCGTGGATGAGTTATAGGAGGCATTTGGAGAGCCACCAGAAGAAGTCGGAATTAGGCCAATCCGCCTATCCAGGGCAACAACGAATTGCGAATATGTATCTTTTCGATTCGGCTCAGCTGTGATCTTCTCAAGGAAAAGGCCTTCGGATCCTCTTTGAATGACCACATAAAGCGTGGAGCCAATCCAAGACATCCCTCGAATAGTTGATCCAGCAAAGTTCCATGTGGACCAAGAAGACTGAATCCGCTCCTGTCCTGAATCGTACCACTTGTAAATGAACAGAGATGACAGGTCTCCACCTGACAAAACAACCAAAATATTATCGTGGCTGGACCCGACCATTTCCACAATTTTTCCGTTGATGTATTTAGGAACGTGGGCGGAAATGTCAGGAGCCAGCAGAATCTCGCTGTCAGATGTGTTGGCAATCATCTGACGCACACCAGTGCAGCCGCCACGATCAAACCCAAAGAAAATTGCATCTCCAATCACCACGGGACGGGTGGTGTTCAAGCAATCATAGTTTGCCGTTGGGGTTAGAACAACGTTAGTCGATGTCAGAATGGCCTGGCGTGTTCCAAGGATGAACTGAACTCGATCCGAGAACAGCACCAGCCGATCGCTGAATGGGATTGCGTGGCGGAAAAGAGTGATTGATGGGTGACTGGAAGAAATGTCAATGGGGTCTGAATCCAAAAGCTTACTAACGCTGGTCCGCCAGAAGTTGAAATAGAGCCCGCTCTCTGAGAGAATGACGCTTTCTCCGGCTAAAACCCCAAGCCGTCCACGGAAAAGGAAGATGTCAGAGATCTGGCGCCCAACGAATGATGGGGTTGGGTTGCTCACCTCATCTCCAGCAAGACGGTCTGCCCATTTGGCTCCGCTGTAGTCACGCCCGGTGGGGTATCCGCTTCCAGACCCAGACGGGGTAAGGCCATCAGCCCGCTTGAAGATGAACGTTCCGTCAGACTGGCGGATAAGAACGTGAGGCATCGTGGAGTAGTCGTACTTGTACTTTACCCCAGGAGCAACGGTTTCAGCCCAGGTTCCCTCGCCAATGCTGGATCCGTTCTTGGACTGGAAGGTCAGCCAGTAATCATCCACATCAGTATCTGGAAGACCCTCAACATTGACCTTGAATCCATTGGGGGCAATAGTCGGAAGGTCCGTAAAAGCCTGAACGCTCCCCTTCACCAAGCCCAGCCCGTTTCCTCCGATGCCGTCAGAAACAGAAATGTTGAAAGCCGAGCTTCGGGTGAGGTGCAGCACATACGAACTTCTGGTCGAGGCCCCGCCAGCCGGTGATGTTAGGTTAGCCCTAAGGCGAGCTGCAAGATAGACCCCGTCTGCATGTGAGATATGACTGAAGGACTCTCCATCTACAGTGTTATTGGATGTGGCATTGCTTTCACTGGTCCAGGTGGAAGTGAAATCACCCTTGATCTCATACCTAGTGTTGTATGCTCCCTGCTTTACCCAGACAAGGGCCTCATTGGCTGCTGCCGCGCTGGTTGTGGCATCAAGGGCCGGTGTCTTTTCCGTGTTCAGGATGAACGTATAGTCGGCAATAGAGACGCACTTGAAGACAGTCTCTGGAGTTCCGGCGATGTCCAGGTAGGTTTCTGCACCGCTGGGGACGATAACAGTTTTCTCAACGCCGTTCAGGTCAAAGACCTTGATGGAGTTATCCCGGAGGACCACCACATACCGCTCAATCCCATCTCCACGGTCAATCATGTGGACCTTGGCCGGGCCAGCAGATCCATTGATGAGCTTGGCAATGTGCTCTGAAGGCGGCCGCTTTCCAAGCCCTTCAACGATCGAGCTGTAGGCGTTCTCTTGAACCTCAGCCTGCCCAGGAAACCGCAAATTAGGCGGCTGCTGAGAGACTCCATTCAAAAGATTTGGGATCGGGATGTTCAGAAGACTCATGGATTCCTCAGAACTGATAGGGGTAACGCCGGTCAATCACTCGCGCAACGTCGTAGTTGTCGAAGATGGTGTAATCTCCGGTCTCACCCTCGAACCGCTTGAGCTGGCTAAGGGCCATAATCTCATCTCGGAGGGTATAGGTGTGGTGCTTTTCGGATCCAACAACTCGGTCTTGGAAGATCCGTGCTGCCCGAATCATGATGTAACTGCGGGCGGGCTGGGGAAGGTCATCCCACTCCAGGGCCGTGACAATCTTGGCCTTGACTGTCTCCGAGAACTGGTAGGTCTGGTTCTTCTTATCAAACAGCTTGGTGCCTCGGAGAACTACTTCCATATCCTGATTATTGGGGTAGTCAATATCACACATGATAATATTGCTCCCCACAACAATCTGGCCAGTAATTGGATCCGGGGTAAGTTCTCGATCCTCATCCGTGTTGAAGTGCCATCCATGGGATTGGACAGTGAGGCTGACTTCATCCAGAGTCTGCTGGGCCATGGCCACATCAGCAGAGTTGGATCCAGACAGGGTATTGACTGGGGCCGAGCCAATGGTGGCCAGCATGATATTCACTGCCTGTAGCTTGGTGGTGGTGGTGAGAGCCATGGGTTTCTCCAAAATGGTAAAAGGCCTGATCCCATTTCTGGGACCAGGCCCTAATCAATTCTCAGTCAAGCCGCGGATCACGAATCGGCAGTACCACAGATGATGCCAGCGCACTCCGGACGGAGGATGCCATGGCCCATCGCGTACTTGGCGACCATCAGGTTACCCTGAAGGCGGATGTCGTAGTCCGACTCCATCGCCAGATCCATGAGCTTCACCGTGCCGATGGCCTGCTTCTGGAAGCAAGTGCCCACGACGCGGGTGAAGTTAGCGGTGTAGGTGTTGTTGGAACCAGCGTTCGCCGTCAGGCTCTGACCAAACACAGCCGCAGCGTTGTTGCTGCGAATCAGCTTGAAGCCAGCGATCTCCGGCAGCTCGGCCATCATGTACGAGCCCGAGGTGGTGCCGAAGTCGCGGTTCAGCAGGGTGCGGCCATCCGCGCTGTTCACCAGACGGTAGTACGTGGTCGGGGTCACGACGCAGTAACGATCCTCACTGGGAACGTTCTTCACATCGAAAGCCGCGGCCATGTCATACAGCTGACCCACGAACTCGTCCGTGGCAGCAACAGCCACGTTACCAGCGCCGCCGTTATAAACAGCGTTGGTGAGCAGGGTGCCAGCTCCGGTGCCACTCAGGTTCTCAGCCCGAGCAGTGGGAGCGGATCCGCTGAAGGTAGCCGCAGCCAGCACCGAGAGACCCAGGAGGTTACGGTCGAACTGCTTCGCCAGGGCTCGACCGAGCTCCTGCGAATAGATCGAACGCACATCATAGTGGTTCTTCGCCTCATCGAGCTTGTCGATGAAGGTGGTGGCCAGCAGCAGGTCATCCACGTTGATGACCTTCTCAGCGTGCTTGAAAGCCGTGGTGTAGTTCTTCGGCCAGTCCGTACCAGCGCCGTCGTTATCGTGACCCTGTTCGGTCAGGATGTCCGTACCGGGCTTGTGGTACTGAGCAGAAGCGATACCGGTCACGGGGAACTGAGCCGACTTGCCACTGGTAATCGTGCGGACCAGGTGCAGGGGCTTCATCACAGTCGCGGTCTCGAAGGTCTGAAGGACCTCGCCCGCGAACACCTTCAGGAACAGCGCGTTCTGCGTATCGAACGTGCCGCTCCACGAGCCGGAGCCATTGCTCTGGCCCATAAAGCTAATACCGGAAACAGCCATTGTTGGCGTTCCTTTCTATGGAGAAAATTGCTTGTGTGTAGGAAACGGTTGGATCGGCTCAGTCCTGCCTACTGCTGGATCTTCCCGCCGCGGCGGAATCCGGAGGCTGTTGAAGAGCTTGGATCTGTGAAGGGTCTTTGGAACTCTCCCCCTCAGGGGAGACATAGCCAGCATACCAACCCTCGGGTAGGCTGACTGAATTCTTGGAAAGCTCCCATTCGGAGCCGTTCCAGAAATAGACATGGCCCCGGACATCGGGGCCAAGTCTTACTAGATCATGGTCGGCCGGGTGGACGAAGACCACTTTTGTGCCACCGCACCCGGTCAGCAAAGCGCTGATAAGTATCACCAGGTAGTTTCGGTGCATCCTTCGCGCTCGAAGGTTCATTGGCTTGTCTCCAGACCAGACCGACCATTTCTCGGATGATTGCCGTAAGGGCGGCTGTGATTGCCGTCCACATACGATCAACCCTGCTTCTTGATGCTCATGCGTGCCCCGGTATAGCCCAGGGAAACCAGAGCAACGGTAATAGTGCCAAGGACCTGGGCCCAGATTCCCTCATTGGGAACCAGACCGGAAGCCTGAACAGCGCCAACGGCAATAGCCGCAAGGCTCATCCAGAACTCAGTGGTCTTGTAACCAGGCTTATTCACGACACTGTTTTCCGTGTTGTCCATAGAGTCACCTCAAAGAACGTTGGAATTTGCGAGCTTCTTCTCGACCTCGGCCCGATATGCCGGATCGACCTTGTACTTGGGATCGCTCATAGCAGCGACAACTTCAGCCACGCTCTTGAACGCCCCAGAGGCAGTCTTACCAGTTCCCTGCATCAGCTTGGGCTCTGATCGACCGGCGGCGGCATATCGTGCCTGGAGACCCTTGACCGCGAACATGATCTGATTCATGTCGCCGGTTTCGACTGCGTGGTTATAGGCTGAGACTTCTTCCTTGGACAGATTCTGGCCCGCCCACTGAACCAGCGACTGATAGTTCTCAGCTCCGCCCACCGCCGAATACACCTGCTGCTCTTCAGCAGCCATGACGGCCTTCTGGCCAGCAATGAACTGGTCAACGACAGTCTTTGGATAGCCCATCTTCGAGAGCTCCTTATAGGAGTCCTCGCTGAGAGTACCCTTGCTGAAGAACTCCTGAGAGAACTTACTCAGCTTCTCAGTAGCAGCAGCCTCGTCAGGCGTGGTCTGAGCTTCGGGTGCTGGCTTGTTCTCAGCGGTGGCAGTCCGATAGGCCTCAACCAATTCCTGAGGACTCTTGAAGTTCTCGGGGAGCCACTCAGGACGGTCCTGATTCTCCTGCTGGGGAGCATCAGGAGCCTTGGCCTGAATATCACCTTCGGGAACGGTCTGGCCAGGAGCCAGCGGCCCAGTCTCTTCGGTCTTGACTACGACTTGATCCATGATTTAGCCTCCTTGCGGTGCTGGCATGTTACCAGAAGCCATGAACTGCGTTGGGTCGATGTTTCCACTTTCAACCAAACGCCCGGCCTGGTTTACCATGTTCGGCCCAAGCCGGTTGAGGATGGCCGCCTGTTGGGATTGCTGGGACTCCATGGCCATGGTTTCACTATCCTTGATAAGACCATCGGGATTGATTCCAAGAGCAGCGGCCCGCCGATTCAGATACTCTGGAACATTGATGAACCGCATCAAAACATCGGGTCCAAGAGTCTGTTGAATTCCAATCAGGAATGCGTCAAGCTTCTGAAGATCCTGGCCGCGACCGAGGGCATCCACACCAGTAATAACGACCGGCTTGATGAATTCCTCGGGAACCTTTGGCAGCTTCTTCTTCCGCTGCATCACCGACATCAGCCGATTGACCAGCGGGATCTGGAACTCCTGGCTCAGAACGGAGTAAATTCCGCCAAGCTGGCGCTCTACCGCCGCGGTCGTGAGGCGGACCTCCTCGGCGGTAACACGCTCAGCATTGCGAATCGTACTCTCCGCGAGCAGGAATGCGTAATTGAGACGTTCACGAATGGAACCGATCGTCTGAAACGCAATGCTGAAGTCCGCCTGCTTTTGAATCTGTAGTACCGTAACATCGGAAGCCATTCCTTCTCGGATTGCTCCGTTAGGGCTCTTTGCGAGAACATCGGCCTCAGTCATTCCATTAGGATTGACCAAGAACAGGACCTTGGCTGCCGCGGCGGAACCCTCAACAATCGCCTGGGTCAATGCCTCCAGGCTCTTCAGATCACCGAGGTATTCCTCAACATACCCACGGCCATAGCTTTCACCATCCACTCGGTTCATTCGCAGAGCAAACCAGGGAAGGCTGTCTCCACTGTAGCTTCCCATGGAGCTCTCAATGACCTTTCCCTTGATCTCCTGCCAAACATCCCACCTACCGTCTTCGCAGTGGCAGATGGCTGTATACAGGTCGCAAGTGTCATCGAGGCTGTAAGAGGGGCCGCTCTCGGCAGCAACAATGGCAAGAGCATCCGGTGGGAGCATTGCTGGAGCGACGGTTTCCTTGACCACAATCTTCTGGATCTTGCCCATCGGATCGCGCTTGATCACATACTGATCCAGATGGAACACCCGAAGGCCTTCCTCGGCCATGTAAATAAGGATGTTCCCGCCAACAATCAGATGCTTCAGTGCCTCAAATAGAGCAGGCCGGATGGCCATTGTCTCAATTTCCTGCATAACAGACCGCTCGATCGAGGACAGAGTTCGATCAATGTTGGTCCGATATTCAGTAGCGCCGAGAGTTCTAACGGCTTCCTCATCCAAAACCAGACGGAAGAATGGCTGGTTCGGGGGGAGGAGAGACATCAAAAGACTGGCCGCCAGGTGGTTCACGCCACGAGCACCCAGCCCCTGAAATGGGGTTGGATAGATGGTGACGTGAGAGTGGCCCTCGGGCGGAATGAGGGTAGGCAGGGTCAGGGAAGAGCAGTCCCGAGCTCGCCTAAGGAACGGGTCTCGATCAGATTCCAGACTGGAGTACAGGGACTGTGCTGATTGCATGTTATTCCTCAATAGCCAATGCCAGCCCCAGCGCCAGCAAGACCGCCAAGGGGAATGGTCAGAGAAGACTTACCAGTGCGGGTGCGGGACGCGACCTCCATAGCACTGGCCGCCTGAGACGTGGTAGACGTTGGCACAGCCTGCTTTGCAATCGCCGTGGGCATGGGAGCCGGAGGAGGAGGCGGCGGGGGCGGAGCCGGGGGAGGCGGGGGAGGAGCGCTGGGCTTGCTAAAGCACATTGTTGAACCTGCTTTCTGTTTGGCGCTTGAGCACCTTCTTTAGGAAATCCACAACGGCTCGCTGGCCTGCGTAAAACCAGATGTGGCGATCATTCTCTTCAAGGTGGGGACACCGAGCTGGAAATCGCTGGTCCAAGTCCTTGACGAGCTCTTCTGAAACTGGCGGGATCGGTCGAAAATCGGGACGTTCCATAAAGTCACCTCGAAAATAGCTGAGATTGGATGGCGTGCTTGATCAGATGGTTGGTATCCATATCAAGAACCTTGGCCATTTTGGCAATGGCAGCCAGGCCAATGCTCTTGGCCTGAACTTCTGTAAGGCTTTCCCCAGTCTGTTCATTGAACATGCGGGCCACATCCGCCCAGGGCCTAAGAGTCCTGCGTGGAATCCCGCTTTCAATATACCTGCTAGAGGGGCGGTGCCCCTTCTTGCTCTCCATCAGAACACCTCAACATTCATCAGCCAAGCAGGCATGTCATTCAGTTCTGCGGGAAGCTGGCCAAGGCTGATCATATGCTCGGTATGCATAATGGCAGCAATATTCCAGCGGGCTGCTGCAAGGTGGTCTTCATCCCGCATGCCCATGAGGTACTTATTCATGTGCCTAAGGGCAGAATCATAGTACCGAGACAGCGGCTGACCCTTCTCCCAGTTGCGGTCTCCGTACTTGACGGCCCCGTTCTCCAGGTGTCGAGCGTCTCGCTGGAGGACAAATGGGCTCATCAGATCGAAGCGGCCCTTTCCTTCTCTGGTGTCGCGCTGGCTTCCAGTGTCGAAAGCTTCTCGCTTGCCTGAGTCTTTGACGGATGCGAAGTAGGTGTCGGGGGTGTCCATAGCTTTACCTCGGCTGTCTTGAGATCGTATTCACCGTGACGCAGGATTCTAGAAACGCGGGCCTGAACGAGCGCGTCTTTCTCGGTCAGTCCTGCTTTGACGAAGGCAGCCACGACGGCTCCCCACGAGCAGTCGTCGTTGAGAATGTTATCGGCCTTCACCGGACCAACTCCAGGACATCCCTTGTAGTTGTCCGTGGGGTCTCCGATGAGGGTCTGATACAGATGATGCCTGTTGGCTGAGTCCTCGGAGATTTCCGTGAAGACTCCCATGCGGGGATTGTAGTGAAACCCTGGGATGGTCTTGAAATCTTTGTCCTCAGAAACCATCACATATCGGTGCTTCGGCTTGGGCGTGGTGCCGATGATGCCAATCACATCATCTGCCTCGAGTGTCGGGAAGGTCTGCGTTCGGTACGTCTGCTCGGCGTAGAGACGAACAGGAGCGTATGCGACTGGCTTTCTGGTGGTAAGCCGATTGGCCTTGTACTCCTGGAGGATCCGGATCCGAAAGTTATTTGGGGAGCTGAAGCAAAGGGTGAAGTCTTTGGTTCCAACCTTCTCGAGGATGTCGGCCAGAGAGACATCGAACATCTGCTTGGCTTCCTGCATATCCGAATGCAGAGTCCACATGTCATTGCCCCAGTCGATGGGCTTCTCAACAGCGGAGACAGTTTGGTAGAGCAGGATGTCCGCGTCGATCAGGGCGTGCAGTTGCTTCTTCTTGGCCATTACAGTCCCAGCTCCTCATCAAGCTTTGCAAGACGATCCATTGGGGAATCCTTGAAGCAGTCCCAGCCACGCTTTGCCGCCTCAGCCGTTCCGTCTCCAAGTCGGTGCAGCTCGCACAAGCAGCAGTACAGCCGCCTCGCCTCGTCGCGTTGATCCTTTAGCGTTTCGATGTCCCGCTCCATCTGCTGGTTCCTCATACCGACTGGCTCGCAAGTCATGCAACAGCCCTCCAGCCCTTCCATGATCCGGGCTGCCTTCTCTCGGGCAGCGTCGCGCTCTAGTGCGATCGTGCGAACCTGCTCCTTCAGTTCCGCGATGTGGGATGCCTCCATCTCACACCTACGCCGTAGCTTCGTGATCTCCTCAGCCGCTTCTCTTGTGAGCTGTGTGCAACGGTCCCACTCATCGTGATGCACCAGCACAAACCGAACATCCTTGTCTGGGCATGCCCTCCAAACCTGATTCAGACGCTGGGCGATGTCTTGCGAAAGACGAAGAGCGGCATCGCTGATGTCCTTCGGTGGATCAAATGTGAATCCATACGGCTCATGCTCATCGCGGTGGTCGGTCACTTGCCGTCCTCCTTGTAGCAATCCCAGCCCCGCCTCTTTGCATAATCTTGCGGATGCTGCACCCGCAGTCCTCCATGCCATTCACAAACCATGCGCCGTGCCTCGTCACGCTCTCCGCGCAGCCTCTTGATCTCCTCAATGCCATCCTCAATCGCCTCGTAGTCGGGCATCGGCACCGATGCCGCTCGCTCCAATCGCTTGATGATGTCGCTCATTCCTCAATCCCCCCAGCAGTAACCAACATCTTAGCAGTTTCAACAAGACCAAGGCAGGAGTGAAACGCACCACACGAACTGTAGGTCAGGTCCTGAGCGGACTTGGTCTTGGACTGGCTGCCAACAAATACGAACGCGTCGAACCGGGACGCAACAGCAGTCAGTAACTGGTCGGTTGTGTAGTGGTTGAGAGGCTCTCGGGGATTGAGTGGGTCAAATGCCATAGTCGATTTTCTTGGCTTGGGTGAGCTCTTTGAGTAGGGCGGCACGCACTGCCGAATTCTTAGGGAGTGTCCTAAGTGTCAGCATGATATCAGCCTGGTAAGCCTTCTCCAGAAGGAAGGGCCTAATTTGTTGAATAAACTTGATGGCGTTCAGGCCGTAGATCTCCAGCCGGAATGCAGTACGTGTGTTGGGCTTGGGGCTCTTGAACTTTCTCACATTGCCAGCACCGAAGAACTTCTGAATAGCCCGTAGGTGGTGTGGATAGCAACTGGTAATGGACAGTGCTTCAGTTTCCCTTTGCATCCTAATGCACCCCTCTCCGTCAACCAGTCCTGCCGTATATGCCAGCATTGCTGTCGGACTCATGTGTACTCAGTGGGTCTCTGCCCAGTTGTTGCCAATTTTTGACTCTCCCGCGAGCGGGCATCGGAACCCAAGAAGCACGCCAGCCTCTGCAATGCACTTCTTGACGATGGTGGCAGCCTCCTCGGCATTCGCCTCGTCAATCTCAAACTGAACTTCGTCATGGATATGTGCCACCTGCTTGAAGCGCCCGCTCAGGCCAGCGGCGGTGAGCTTGTGGTTCATCAGGATCGTGGCCTGCTTCATGATCACTGCACCAGCAGACTGAAGCAGGGTGTTCAACGCCGCGTGCTGAGATCGGATGCGGAGCTTCCGTCCATCGAGTCCGTACAGATACCCGCGGGTACAGGCCGCCTCAACGGATGACTTCAGCTTCTTGAGTGCGGGCACCTTGGCGAGGAACCTGGACTGCATCTCCTTGCCCTCAGCGTAGCCACCACCGATGATTGCTCCGAGCTTGGCCGGACCTGCTCCGTACAGAAAGGCGTAGATGAAGGACTTCGCATCATTGCGCGTTGGCAGTCCTGCTGCCTTCTGGTTGGCAGTGTGAATGTCACCCTCGAGGAGTTCCTTGGCGAATGCTCCATTGTCGTACTTGGCCATGTAATGAGCCAAGCACCTGAGTTCCAGACCAGAGGCATCAACACCAACAAGCACCCGGCCCTTGGGGGCGATGAACAGGGAGCGGCATTCCTTGCCATAGGGAGAACCGCAGGCAGGAACCTGGGCCATGTTGGGACCGCGGTGCGTGCAGCGTCCTGTGACGGCTCCGTTGTGATTCACGGAACCGTAGATCCGCCCACCACGCTCGACTTTGATCCATGCCTCATCCCCTTCAGCAAGCATGCCGATTCGCTTCTGGATCAGCAAGTACATCGAAAGCTTCTTGGCGATGGGGTACTCGAGCGATCCAAGGACAGCTTCGTCAACCTTGGCCTCACCGGATGGGGTGAAGTCTGTGGGCTTCCATCCCAGATTCCGGAGAGCAGCAGCGATCTGCTGTCGGCTGGCTGGGTTGAACGGGACCTCCTTGGTCTTGGTCTTCAACTTAATAATGGTCGGGGGGACCTCAGACTGAAGTTCCTTGATCAGGCGATCCCGCTCACCAGCGAGGGTTGCATAGAGGGATGCCGCAGCAGCGCTGTCGAATGCAAATCCGTTGCGCATCTGGTCAGCGATTGTCTCGGCAAAGGCATGCTCGAGGACCAATGCCACCTGGCTATCGAGCTTCTCTGTGAGAAGTGAGAAGAGAGCTGTCGTGACTCGGATGTCCTGCTTGCAATACTCACCGAGGGTGTCGGAATACCTCAACGTATACCAGTCCTCGACCTCTTCCATGGCAGTGCTCTTGGGCATTCCAAGGCGGTGGCCCCATGCCTTGAGAGAGTGGCTTCCGATCAGATCGGATGGGAAGCCGTCAGTCTGATAGTCATCATCCTTGATGTCGGGAGAGGCAAGACGCGCCATGACCAAGGTATCTCGAACGCAGCCTCCGGGTCCCTTCCATGTGGGATATAGCTTCTTCAGGACCGGTATATCAAAGGCGATGGCATTGTGTCCAACAACTTCATCTGCCAGTTCCAAAGCCCTAAGAACTTCCTCAATCTCTTGCTGGCTTACAGCAATCGCTGGCTCGCCACCATTGCGCTGCCAACCAATGCAGATCAGTCTATCCGTCGTATCAAGCAGACCGTTAGATTCGATGTCGAAGAAAATCCTATCCATTGTTATTGGTCCCGCGCCTCATTCTCTTGGATCTTAGAGTACAACCTAGCATTCATATCCCTGGCATCTCGGAGATGGCACTCTACCAGATCAAGCCTGGTTCTGAGAAGCAGGGTGCTATTCTGCTCATCAACCAGGCGGGACCTGAGCTCAGCAAGCTCAGCTTGAATACGGAGTCGTTCGGAAGATAGGCAGGCAACACGATCTTTGAGAGCAGTGATATCGAAGATATCGTCAAGGTTTGTTTCTTCGCTGTCAGACATTGGAGGTCTCCTGCACGGTTGGCCAGAAATAGGGGGTTGTTGGATCTTCCGTGTACTTGGCGTAATACACTGGATCTTTACGCTTGAGGTTTGCACGGTGGGAGGAATGGACACGGTCGTCGCCAAACCATGGAGGCATTGGAGCACCTTCGTCATACAACGGTATGTCCATGGTATTTTTGAATCCGCGGGATACCCACTCAGCAATCATAACACGCAGGTAGTTACTTAGGGCCCGCTCATATCCGCGCCACATTCGAGTAGCTGGATGATTGACCCAACCCTTGGACATGCCACTGAGTGTCCGAAGAATTTGATAGGCCTCGACTCGCTGCTTTCCAAGACGCTTGTTATCGAGGTCGCGTGCAGAGTTTGAAAACGATGGGTGTGGAAGGAAGGTCTGCATGGGATCACCGATTGTAACCAAATGCGGTAAGGGCTGCACGCATCTTCCGAAGCGCCCGGCGCTCGAGGTACTTCACCTCATCGGGCTTCATTCCAATCAGGTCTGCCACCTCAACAAAAGTTCGAATGGGCTTGGAGTGCTTGAGGGGTGGGTATTCGTTTCGGTTTCCATCGGTTGGGCTGAGTGTCGGCATTCTGCGAAGGTTTGGCATTGTATCTCCTAGAAGTCGCTGTCCTCCTCAAACTCTGAGGTAGTCGGCAGCGATGACTCAGTCAATCTACCAGTAGTCCGATCGTATTGCAAGGCCGTCGCCAGCCCTGTTTCGCCAGAAAAGCGATTCTTTAGGACACGGACGCAGGTAATGTTCTTGTTCTTTGGATCCTGCTGATTGCGTTCCAGTCCAATAACCATGTCAGACAGCTGGCCAATGGCGGCAGATCCACGAAGCTGGGCAAGGCTTGTCTGTGCCCCTTCCTCATGGCCCTTGCCTTCTGGTCGCTTGAGGTGGGAGACAAGTACCATCCCGCAGCCAAGCTCCTCAACAAGGGATCGCATCGCGGTCATAGTGTTGTCGATGAGTCTCCTCTCGTCTCCTTCGCCCAAGCCTGATACCACGATCGAAAGGTGGTCCAGGAAGATCCAGTTACAGCCCAGGCCACGCACCATGTAGCGAATGCGAGACAGCAGGTTCTGTGAATCAAGAGAGCCAAAGTGGTCATAAAGGAAGACGCGTCCCGAACCCACAGATTGATCATATGCCGCACGAAGGATCTGTTCATCAATTTTATCTCCATTGCCCGTCGCCATGTCGATGTGGAGCGGGCGGTTGCAGGCAATGCCCATGAGTCCCAGCGCCGTGCGCCGAGTCGATTCCTCGAGGGCGATGTATCCGATCGTCTGTCCCTGAGCGATAAGCCAGTGCGCCATCTCTCGGCACACGCTGGACTTTCCAATGCCAGACCCTGAGCAGATCGTGACCAGTTCCCGCTGACGAAGTCCTAGAGTCATGGAATTCAGCCCGCTCCACGGATACGGAATACTGCTTACCATTGGGCTGGTAATGATCTCATCCCACATCTCATTGCCGGGAATGATGCCGTCTGGCCGGAACATCTTTGCATTCCAGATCGCATCAATAGCTTCCTTGCCTCGTCCGGCTACGAGCATTTCATTGCAATCCTTGAGAGGAAGCGAAGCTATCTTAGCCTTGCCTGGACTCAAGAGCAGGGCACACTCCTGAGCAGCCGCACGGCCTGGCTCGTCACTGTCGAACATGATCACTACCGTCTGGTAGGACTCAAGCCATTCCAGATTTTCCTTGAACGCCTTGGCTGCGTTGTTCGCCCCGTTGGGAATAGAGACCACTGGCCACTTGTTTCCCTGAAGCTGGCTAAGGCTGAGGCAATCAATCTCACCCTCAGTAACAACGACCATCTTACCTCCGGTTCGCCAGAGGTTTCTTCCGAATAGACTCATCCTCTTCGAGTCCCCCAGGATCATGAAATCCTTATTCGGGAATCGAAGCTTCTGAGCAACGGGGCTGCCAGCCTCATCGCAATACGTTGCGACCTGGACAGGCTTGCCGTTGTAGCTGCTCACTCCATACTTGAAGAGGCGGCAGGTGTCTTCGGAGATCCCACGCTTGGAGAGATCCTGGGGTTCAAAGTCAATGAGTGCTGTTGGCATAGATGGGGTTGGGGTGATATCGCCCGTGCCGTGCTCATAGCGACGGCATCCAAAGCAGAAGGCATGGCCGTCTGAGAAGCGGGCTAGGTTGTCTCGAGATCCACACGCCGGGCACGGCTCGTGCCGGACGAACGAAGAATTTGAAGTGTCAGGTATCCTGGACATTTTGGGTTGGCCCAAGCTTTAGAAACAGTCAGATCAACAATCAAGCTGTCATCGACCCAAAGAATTCCATTGGATCCATCGAGGACAGACTTGGCGAAGTTATCAACATCAGGTCGAGGAAAGGCAAGCTTTGTGCTTTTCGGTCTGGTGGCGAAGCATTCGAGAGTGACAGTAATGGGGGTTGTGGCTGGCTGTATCTTACAGTCCTCCACTACCCCGCGAAGCATGTCAGTGAAGGCTTTCCTCCATTTGACATACTTCGCGGGATAGTACGTTCCCCACCGCCCAACCCGAGGGCGAGGACACGGACACGGATCAATGGGAAGTGTTAGCTTCGTATTGAGCCGATCAGAGGATGAGGAGCCCGCCTTCGCCACGGGCTATCTCAAAAGTCGCCGCTCTCGTCATCATCCGTGCTAGACGGAGAGGCAGTCTGAGCCGATCCGGTGAACGCGTAGCCATCGTCGTCGGTGGAGAAGCCGAACGAAGTGGCATCCTTGGGTCCATAGGTCTTGAGATCCAGGACCTGAACTCCGCGCGGACGCAGAGTAATCCCGAAGCCCAGACTTGCGGTGAACCAAGGATAGACCTCAGCGCTCACTCGGATGATGCTGCCACCACCAATGGGATCCGCATCCTGCGGAAGGGGGTGGAGCTTGGAATCGAAGAGGGCCGGACGCTGCTCCCACGTCTTGCCACTCTTCGTAGTCACCTTGGCCTTGAGCTTGAAGGTGAAGTCAGTGAATCCAACTACTTCAGTCTTGGTCTCGGTTTCCTTGTCCCAGTTGGTGGCGGGCTTCCAAGGCTTTGAGCCAGTCTTGAGAGTCTTCTTACCGAGAGACTTGGCCTGCTCGGCCAGCATCTCATCGTGGATCTTGCTCAGCTTCTCGATCAGGGGACGGGCATCTGCCTCAGGCAGACGCAGAGTAACGCTGTACACACCCTCGGGATTGAACTTCTTATCCGGCTCGTTCAGCTTCGGGAAGATAGCCGTTCCCTTAGGCGTAGTGAAATTGACGGACTGCTTGCTGCTCATTGGGTTTCCTTTGCTTGTTATGCGAAGAAGTAATCGGCCTTCATCAATTCGGCCACGTCCAGAGTTCCCATCTTGGGAGGATCCGGCAGGCTGTAACCTCGGGGGAGATAGGCCTGCATCTCAGATTGTAGCGTCTTCAAGATTGGCTGGGAAAAGATCTCGGAAGAAACTTGGCGAATTGCTGTTCCCATAACAGCGGCATCGGCAGGACACACACCGAAGCTGTCATGAATACATGAGAAAGATTCGATGCCGCACGATGCCCCCAGATTTACAGACTTGAGGAGGATGCTGGCGTCAATCGAGTGGACCACATTGGGACTGATCGCATTGACGTTGCGGGACATTGACAGGTCTTCTCCGTCAACCAGAATTCGATGCTGGCGGAGAACTGATCCGATGGTGGTCTTCACCACGATTCGGTTCAGCTTCTTGTATCCCTGCTCCACTAGGAATCCTGAGGGTGCACTCCATCGGATCGGTATGCCAGCCTCAACATGAACTCTGGCACACTTCTTCAGCCAGTCCATGGCACCAACAGCAGCCACGACGATCTCATTGATCGCTTCCCAGATCTTGTCGGTCAGGTAGTTGATATTGATCCACAGTCTGTCCTTCTCAAACGGACGGTTGCCGGTAGACCTGGCCTTCTCGAGGTACCACTCTCGAATGTACTGCCTGGATGAGAACCTAGTGAGTCCGTAGGGCAGGCACATCACGACACGCTTGGTTGTCTTTCGGTCAATTCCAAAAGCCAGCCACTCTTGGTCTGCCTGCGTGCCGGACTCCAGCATCTTCTGAATGACGCGGTCCGCAACAGTCCCGTAGATATCCTGAGGAGAATCCGTTGGAACACAGTTGGTGGCCAAGGCTCCAACAGGATCTCTCAGAAGCAGGCTGAAGATTTGCAGGCCATTGTTTGATCCATCGAGGTGAATAGGCAGGCTGGATTCAATGCCTGGGTTATCGTGAACCTTGGCCCATTCAATGCAGAACGCCAAAAAGGACCATGGCTTATCGGCCTTGGTCCAGAACATCTCCGAGAGCGGATCACGTCCAATCTTTAGAATCAGCTTATGGTTTTCTTGGATGAACTGGATGCGCTCACTGAAGGAGACTTTGTCAAGCCCCCAGCAGTTGGCTCCATGAATAGCAAGCCAGGACATCCCATTGTCATCCACAGGCTTGCCCTTGGCGAAGGTGAGCAGAGCCCGCTGCCAGTCAGCTCCCTGATTGTTTAGAAATACGGGCTTGGGGTAGACACGGCCCCGGAAGTCCAGTTCTTGGGGAAAGTGGAATGGAACAGACCCGTACTTATCTGCCAGCCAGATGGTCTTGGAAACGGCAATTCGCTTCGATCGGAGACACTCGTTTTCAAAGTGAGTGCGGGCGGCTTCCTTTCGGTATTGCCTGCGGGATTCGGCATTGGTGTCAATATCGACGGGCTTTGATGGGATTGGGATAAGGTCCTTCCCAGGCATGTCTCCGATAATCATGCCAGTATCCCAAGCATGCTTGATGGCCTCAAGCATAGGCCCATTGATTTTCCAAGCAGTGTTCTGAATATGGTTGACACCCTGATAGACATCAGGCATCGGTACCTTATCCAAGGTCTGTAGGTACCTCTTCGAAGTAGCCTTGACCAGAGGACGACGACCAAAGGCAACCCCTAGATATCCCCCGGCCCACACTGAATCCCAATCCTGGGGAGCGGTGACCATAGGCATGTACACAGGAGCCATGATCTCAGCAGCAGCATGGGACTTGTCAAGCCAGTCCAGGAATTCATCGCTGGCCCGAACCAGCGTCATGTCCTTGCCCCACATGTTGGTCCGGTTGATGACCTCGATGACCCCGGTGTTCTGCTTCATCAGTTCGATGCACACAAGGCCAAGGGCGACTCGGTCTCTAGGGGCCCATGCAGGAAGGCTCATCTTGTGCATCCTTGCGGACTTCTTGATGAACCTGGTTCGGGTAAGTTCTCCGGGCTGCTTACTGACCAGCTTCATCATCTTGGACCACCACCTAGGGTGTTCCTTACGAAGCTTGCGGAACCGCATCTCGTCTTCTAGAAGGCGGCCGATATGAGCAGCGAGGGAGTTGATGGTGCGGACAGAAGCAATGCCGTCGATGACGGCACGGCAGGTGATCATCGCAACAATAGGTACTGGAATCTGCTCCATGATGGGCAGAATCCGATGCCTCCGTCCAGGAGAATTATTGGCCTTGTGAATCCAGTCGGAGACAGCCTTGGTCAGTTCATGAACGGCTCTCTCCAGAACTCGCTGACCTGCGGTGGAGCAGGACTCAATCTTTGCTGACCTACACTTCGCCATCCTGGAGCGATAGCGTGATACTCCCAACCGAGCCATCTCTGCCTCAAGGTCGGTCTGCTTCAATGGAAGCTCCTAGGTTAGCTTTGGGTTATCGTGAGGTAGCCTAAAGATTAGGCTAAGGATATCTTACCTACACTTACCTTTCCTATCCATCCTGCTTTAGGTTAGGTCTTAGGAATATTCTAAGGAGCAACCTTATAAAAGTTTGAAGATTTATGAAAATACTCAAATTTATTATCGACCGCGTCGTTCAAAGGCGGTTGGTTTTAGATTTCGTCAGCGCGACTAAGGGGCGGCAGAGCGACTAAGGCAGTGCGACTAAGGTGGACCTGTGGCAGGCCCCCCCCCCC